CATGTCCGGCCTGAGAAAGTCGCAGCAATCCACTCTTGCACAGCATCAGGTGCCACGTAACCGTAATCTCTCGCGTGCTGCCAGCTCAACTGAGTCCCTTTGGCCGACGCGTTGATTGTCTCGGTGCGCGCTATCAGACGGGCGCGGTGTCGGAGTAGTCGTTTGGCGTACGTCTCAGCCATCTTATCTGCGGTTTTGAGTCTTCGCAAGCCCTCACTTGCCACAGACTCCCAATAGTGCAGGACGGCTATTTCTTGGCGTTGCGTCAGTCCGATCCATTTCCTCATACGTCTTGCGAGGACCTCCGGAGGATGTCCCATGCGCATACCCTCGACTATTAACCCCCGCACAGCTTGGACGGTCTCGTCTGACACCTCGCGTATCAGCATCCCGACACGATTCTGCGCCCACACTTCAGCGTACGGGTTGCGGATGGTGAATAGAGCCTCTGCGTCCAGGTGTTGAAGCGCAGTCGCACCGGAAGCCGTGAGGATGTTGTTCATTACCGGCGTCCAGTTTGCGCTTAGCGGGTCCTCCAAGTGCTCCCTCACGCCAACAAAGTTGACAAGCATCTCGGGTCGCCCGCGGCGTAGTGACTCCTCTATCACTTCGACTTTGGCCGCGTCCTGAAGGTCTTGGACGGAGGAGACGAACGCGTCCTCGAAGTCGCGCAGATACTTGTCTGCTACATGGTGCTGGTATAGCCAGTTAGGGTCTTTCGGAAGAGCTTTCTTCATAACCTCTCCTCCGGAGGTTCTGGTAAGTCGGCGCGTTGTCTCAACACGGACTCAAGCTCATGGTCAGGGGTTAGTGGCATACCAGCGCGTGCAATGCTCTCGATGAACCTCCCAAGCTCCTCTAGACTGATTTGTTTCACTGGCTCGTGTTTGATCTTTGGCAAACTCTCGAGGTTCCACCCGTTCAGCTTGAACAGCCTGGGAACTGCGAATCTGTTGAACACCGAAGCGATGGAGTTGAGCCACGCGTCCAACGCGGTAGAGAACATGTTGTCCTTCTGCACCACCGCGTTATAACTCCCCTTCTCCAGACCCATGAAAATGAACTCAGCCAGCACGGTCATGGCGATACGTTGCTCGTATCTTGTGATGACCTTAGACGTGTCGATTTGGTGCGTTCCGCCTGAACTCACTAGCGCGAACTTGAAGCCTGTAGGTTGTCCTGCTTCGTCCACTTCAGAAGGTCGCACTATAGCCGCTCGCTCATCGCGCCGAATCTCCGAGACCATCTGTCGGATATCTTCTAGCAGAGCCTTATCTGTAGCCGTCGCGTCTCTCATCAGCAACTTCGCGGGGACTTGCATGTCCGGCAGCCCCGCGAGGTCACGCTCGATTCCGATTGCCTCAAGCTCTTGCAATCGTTTGATGTAGTAGTACGAGACGTACGCGTTGTGCAGGACCGACCTGCCCTCCGGCGAGTTCTTGTGTGATTGGGTTCGGAACAGCAAAGCTTTCTCTATGGGGATCAATACAGGAGCTCCATTCTTCCGGGTCTGCCACATACCCCTTATCCCGCCGTCGCCGTCGAACTCCCATCTGTCGCGAGTCTCCTGAGCACGTAAAGCGATCTTCCGCCACCCGATACGCCCGTCCGTGTGCTTGCTGTTGTACTTGGGATTCTTGCTTTCTCCGCGGCGATACTTGTAAACAATCTCGAAATACGCCCAGCCGAATGGGAGCATCGAAAGGGCTTCAGAGATCACATCCTCCCATGTCAGGGACATGTCGTCCATACACTCGCTCAAAAACTGCGCTGCGTCGAGGTCTGTCTGATCGTCAGAAACGGGTCCGACGGACCAATTAACCTGCCGCGCTATCATGGAAATTGCGAAAAGGATCGCGCCGACTATGGAGTCAGTGTCGCGCATTTCAGAGAACGCCTTCACCGCCTTGTCGCCGCGGAGCTGCTTCAGGGCTTCCTCGTATATGCGCCCGCCCATCTCATTGAGTCCGGAGCGCCCTATTGGCGTTAGGTTTAGCATTATCTCAGCCTCCATGGCGACTCCCTGCGCCCAAAGTCGAGGTCCATTTTCAAGTTCAGTGGCCGCTGCTTTATCAATGGCTCCAACGCGTACCGCATCGCATCCATCAGGTGATTGCTCATGTCTACAGGCTCTTCGAGGACATTCCCGTCCTTGTCCTCGCGGTATTTGTACGACTGGATCTCGTTCAAGAAATTCTGACAGCTAGAATGAATGTGTATCCTATGTCGCTTGATCCAGTCAATGCCGAATTTCACGGAATCCTTAGCCTTCTCTGCACCGCGGATGTCGTAGCCCTTCTGGCGGAACTCCTTGATCCTAGCCGGTTCCGCAGAGTCGCCTGTTAAGTGGTGGTTCTTGGAGACCACTTTGCTGTCCTCAATCTCCTGCATCAGCTCTGTGTTAGTCAGACCTTTTCTGTACAGCTCGTCAAGGATGTACAGCTCATCGTCCTTCCAGCCGATCTTTACGACCGCGGAAGGATCGTTGAATCCGAAGTCAACGCCTGCGTAAACAGAGGAGTAATGGTCATCCTCCCGCGGGAAGTCCTCGACTACGTAGTTTGAGTAGACGAGGTTGCCCAACACGCCCCAATTCCCAAGCGTGTATATCTGGTAGTACGTGTAGTCCTTGCGCTCTAACCCCTCCAGGACCTCGATATACTCGTCATCGAGGAAGCGGTTGTCTTTGTATGTTGTCTTGAGGGTGGATACGTTCGGATCCGATATGTCGAAGAACCGCTTCTTCAACCAGGACAGCGCGCTGATGGGATTGAACGTCAGCGTGATCTGCTTGGGGAACGGCGTCTTGCCCCTGAGTCGAAGGTCGAGCTGGTTGAAGTCCTCCTCCGTGATCTCTGAGGCCTCCTCGACCCACACGTCCGTTATCCCGACAATGGACTTCAGTTTCTCCGCGTCATCAAGGCCAGTGAACACGAACTGATTGCCATTCGGACCCATGATGTCGAAATCGGTCTTACCTTTGGGGATGCGGAAGTATTGAGTCAAGTCGTGCTGATATATCACGATCTTGAGTTCAGCGAACGCACTCTCTCGAATTGTCCTGCCGACTTTACGCACAACAAGAGTCTTGCGCCTCGTGTCCCTCATATGCTGGATTATCTTCTTTTGAGCAATGAAACGTGACTTCCCGCTTCCCGCGCCCCCGTAGAAGATTTCGTATCGCTTGTCATTGTCGAGAAAAGGCAGATAAACCTTGTTGATCTCGAGCTCGACGTCCATGTCATACGCCCTTGACTGTAATCGTCACATTGAGATCGCCCTTGTTCTCCTGCACCTGTTTCTCCACATAGATGTCAGCCATTTCGAGAATCACCTTACCGTGCTGGAACGATCCTCTCTGTGCCTCTTTAACAAACGCGTTCATCACCTGGGCCACATGTTTGGTCGCCAATCCCTTCGACTTCTCCTTGACCAGCTCAACGAACTCAGGTTTGGCGAAGGCCTCATAGTACGTGGTTCTGCTACACTCCACCGTCTTACAAATATCGGTCACAGACTTGAGACGGTTGTTCGGGTCTAGCAAGACCTCGAGCAACTTCTGTTCGCACAGCGTAGGCTTGTATTCTGTTCGCTTCTGTTCAGCCATGTCCATCACCCCAATATGTCGGGAACCTCCTGGCCGGGCCAGCTCCACTTAAGATCAACGCGCAGTACCTCGAAGAAATCCTTGACGTTGTGTTGAACCAGCTTATCGCCTATTGCTGGTATGTGCATCAGCTCGTGCAACATCAGCAACGCCAACTGTCTATCAGTCATGCAGTCGCAATTCTGCATGTAGAACACTATTGCAAACCGCTTGGGAGTGAAGAATCCTATGGGATGTCGGACAAGCGAAAACGTCATCGCCAATGCCTTGGGTTTCAGCTCGTATTCCCGCAAGAAAAGCACGTCTTCTGTATCGACGTGCCTCACTTCATCCCTTTTGTCTATGACCTTCTCGGCCAACTCAAGTAAATCGGGAGCACTCTCCCATTCGGCCACCGCCATCAACCCCTATATCACGCTCGTATAACGTCCCATTTCAATGTCCAGTCACTATGCGGCTTGCCACGGTCTGTTGCACCTTCTCGGCCTGCTTCTCCCCCACCCATTGACTCATCACGGCCTGGCAGATGAACCAGTCAATCACATGCTCTTTGCGTTCAGATGTGAACTCCTGGCCCAACTCCTTGCACGCGTCCTCCGCGCGCTCTAGAAACTCCTCAAGACTCATTTTGCACCTCCAAAATGGCACGTTTGACGTGCTCAGTACCGGAATCCAGCTTCATCACGACAAACGGTCCTCTCACCCCTGCTGAAAAGCGTTCAGCTGCCTGAAGTGCGAGAAGTATTCTTTCTGCTGGCGGCTTATCTTTCGTAGCATACATCGCTCCATGTGCGATCTGTGCTCCGCAACCTACTGAACAGAACGGGTCCAGTGTGATACCAATATGATAATCCCGATCCGCTCTGTAAAGCCGATTTCTATAACCGATCAGAAACAATCCTGCAGTCTCCTCCCCATCCTTGGTCCGTGCATATCCTCCGTCTTTCAAGCACTTTCTGACCGCCTCAACGAACTTCGTGATCATATACTCCATGTCTGTTATACCCTCTGGATGTTCCGGAGGCACAAACGAGTATCGCAGTAATTGGCCCATCCTGTACGAATCGGTGAAGCCTATCAGAAATGGTCCATTGCGAAACACCTTTGCATCAGCTCGGATCGTGATGCTCAAGTCCTGATCGAATCCCGCACTGTCTGTTCCCATGTACACCTCGTCGTCATGGAGTAGGCCAACTATACAGGTCATGCTTTCCTCCTTATCGAAACAATAGTCAGCGCTCAAGAAGGTTGTTTTCGGAGACATACTCCTGACCAACCTTCCGCTCGCTTCTCTGGCACAAAGACTAGGCGGTAATTATCAAGCCCCATGTATGTCTGTGTCATCTTTTCAATGGACTGTTTATCCCACGTTGGGTATGTCTCGCGCAGTATGTTCTCGACGCACTCCTGGTCCGTCTCGCCACCATACTTTTGCCTCACCGCATCACTAATTTTCAGCATCGCATCTCCCCACTAACCTTTTCAGTCTCGCCAAATCGCTCCGCAAAGCCTTTTTGAACGCGCGGCAGAAACTGATCCATTCCAACTTCAACTCATAGAAGGATACCTCGAACGTGTTCCTGTATGTCTCCCTGCACTTCTGGCAGTACCAGTTTAACTCGTCCGTGTCCTCAAACCGGCACTGACACAATCGGCATTTGCCCAATCTATCTCCTCCTCGCTATCGCTCTCAACTGCTCCCGCAAAATTAGCCCATCATGCGCTTTGCGGTGGCATACGTAACACAGGCAAATAAGGTTGTCTGGCTCGTCGTCTCCCCCTGCGCCACGGCTCTTGATGTGGTGAACCTGGAGACCATGGTTAGACCCGCATAGCTCGCATCGGTCACGCCTGGCGCGTTGTATGGCGTTGGGGTCCACTACGCGCTTGTGTTTGGGGAATGCGGTTGTTTCCATAGGGTTAATCCTCGCTACTTAACCGTGTTGGGTTTACTCGTCGTACTGACACTTGCCCAGCCAAGTCGGGTAGTGTGACTGTTGGCGTTGCACAATCTCGTCCAACTCCCCAAAGAACTCATCCAACTCAAGATCGCCGTCTATTAAGTATTGCGCATACTGCGCGGCCTCCTCGATCTGCGTCTCGGACGGGTGATTCAGGACAGACTCGTCCCAGTGACCGTCTCGCTCGATGCACCTCTGTTTACGAACCTCATCAGACGCGTCGATGTAGATGAGCAGCCAGCCCTTCTCAAGCAAAGTACGAGCCTCGTTGACGAAACGCACATCATCAACAACCACGGGATGCGTCTCCAGGCTCGTTCGGAACAACAGCACATTCACCCACACATCCTCGTCGTACGACCGGAACCAATCGGTGCCCAACTTCTGCATTAGCTGACGGTATCGAGGGTCTTTCTTGTCCATGTGCGGGTAGACAATACGGACTATCTCGCGCATTGGAGCCGCAAGAGAATACCGGTTGTAGCCATATTCAGCTGCAATGTGCTTGGCCGCAGTCGTCTTACCGCTCCCCAACTTGCCGATCAGACCGATATTCACCGTCTCGCCTCCATCAACAAAATCTTCAGAAACACAAAGGGCCAAAA